TAGAGTTTTCAAGTCGAATAAGTGAAAATGACTTAAAATTTTTTTTGATTTGTTGGTAAAATTTTGCCTCTGGGCCCATATGTTTTTCAAGGTAACCACGGCACTCAATATCGTAGTTTTGGTGGCAAAATAAAGTTAGATTTTTTAGTTGGTTTTAATACTAGACGATGTGCACTATGACCTTTCTGGCCGACTATTGGGGTATTGTGTTCGTGTACTTCCATCTTATTAATATTTTCTAAATAACCGTTTACTTCTACCATAATGATGGCGTTTGAAATGGCATTACCCTGTCTACTACCGTCACTGTTAGCTTCTGTGAATTTAGATAAAAACTGCTGTAAGTCTTTCACTCTCATTTTTTTATCTGCATTTCTAATAGTTGAATTTCTTCTTTAAGTCTAGCAATTTCTGCTTGGAAGTTTTCATTTTGTGTATGTAATTCTCTTATCGTACCCGACATGTTAATTACAATTTGTTTTGTGCTTTCCAATTGATTTTTAGTTTGGATGTATTCAGATTCTTTGTCTTGATATTTTTTTAAGTCAGCTCTGTATTGATCTGTAATAGCTGTAACATCTAAGCTAACTTCGTTCTCATGTGTCATGTCTTCTCCGTGTTCTTTCTGATATTGATATGTTCGCTTGTCTTTCATAGTATTGACTTTATAGGACACTTACCTTAAAAAGTCAACATGGGAGTTCCAAAGAGATTAACAGAAATGCAAAAGAGGTTTTGCCAATATCTTGTATTTGGTGGACCAGACGGTCCTGTCAACAAGAAAGAAGCAGCAGAGCTAGCCGGCTATTCTCCAAAGAGATGTATGGAGGAAGGCTCTGAATTAACTAATCCTAGATTGTCACCGTTGGTTGTAAAGTACAAAGACCAATTAGAACAAGAAAGAGATTTAAAATTTGGCGTAACCTACGAAAACCACATTGCAGAACTAGCAAGAATTAAAACTTTAGCTTTGAAAAAGAATTCGTTCTCTGCTGCCGTAAACGCTGAAACAAATCGAGGCAAGGCAGGAGGACTATACATAGACAGAAAAATAATAAAACATGGAAAATTAGAAGATATGACAGAAGACCAACTAAAAGCAAGGATGGCACAGATTGAAGAAGACTACGCCGCTCTTTTAGATGAGGATGTTGTTGATGTAGAACCAGAAGAACCTACAGCTTTGTTACCTTCTTCACCCAAGGAATCGGAATCATCGTCCGATCCCCAAAAGTAATTCCATCTTCATCTTTATCGTAAGACGCAAATAGTTTTAAAGAAGTTTTATCTCTTGAATACAACCAACCTTCATTGACAGGTTTTGCAAATTTCATTCTATCAAATTCTTTATCGGTAGCCCAGCCCGAGTCACTGACACAGTCAATCCACTCCACTCGAACTCTCGGATAAGGTATATCGGGAGATACGTCAGATACGATTCTTTTTCTCTTCTTCCTAGGCATATCGTATATGTATGTGAAAAGTTTTATAAAAACAATAAAAATGAAATGCCTCGCGTGCTGGCAATCCTGTATTTTGCCATAGGTAGACAAAATAATTTGTCACCTTTGACATAAAGTGTCTACCTGAGTGTCTACCCTAAAGCTAGTAATACCAATGCTTTTAAGCCAAAGTGACAGAATGACATTATTTCTGTAGTAGTTTTTAAAAAATATTTTATTTTTTTTACCATACATATACACTGCTATAGCACTTGCTTATCTGCCTTATTTTCGACACAATATTTCCTCATTACAGACAACTTTTCTTCTGCTTTGCCTATTTGGCCCAACAATTTGTCCACTTCACCTGTAATGTCAGTGTGTTCTGGTATCACCATGTTGTGCTCTTCAACACACTTTATCTTGTAAAGTGCGTCTTCAATCTCAGCTTCATATCTCTTTAGAAGCGTTCTAAACAACTGATCATTCATCGTTCCATTCCTCCATTTCTTCGTTACCATACTCATCTTTGTATATAATCCAAGACTTTTCACCGTCAAAGTAGTATCCTGATATCTCACGCTCCATTGAAAAAATCCTCCGGGTTCATTTTTACTTTTGCTTTCTCTTTTTCATCAAAGATTAGGTCATGATACATGTCCAATCTTTTCAGAAACTTATGTTTCCAGGCTCTTAATTGAGCTCCCTGTGTTTTGAATTCTTGATAATATAGGTCAGGCGTGCATACCATGATAACTCCTTGTTCAATCTTGCTACCGTAGACATAGTCATGTGCGAGCGCATACGCCGCGATCTGCAAATAATAATCTTCAATCCATTCTTCCTTTTTTGGACGATTGGCTTGCTTGAAGTCAACAATAGTTTCCATGCCATTGTGTAAGCAGACAAGGTCTGTACTACCTGCGTATAAACCTGGGTAATGTAACATAACTTCGGAACCATACCACTCTTCCACAGGCGCAAGACCAATCTCGATAATTTTGTCGGCCATGGGACGCGCCTCCTGTCCGATTGCTGTAAGATCAACACAGCCAGTGCCGAGAATATAATGTTCCAGGAATTTGTGCATACAAGTCCCCCGTGAACTAGAATGATTTTTGATTCGTTCTGCTTCCTTTTCACCTTTTTTAGCTATCCAGTCTTTTAAAAATTGTTTATTTTTGGTAGCGCCTAATATCGTAGTCACGCTAGGAAGTCTATAATTATTTATTTCATACACCCTGGTCCCTGTTCCGGGGTCCGTGAGCTGTTTACCTTGGATGTAGTTGTATTTTTTACTTTTATTTATCATGGTTATCCTATCTTAAAAATTGAATTCGTTGCACTGGTACCATTGATACCAAAGAAATCTAAAAAATATTTATCTAAAAGATAATTATTTTCTGATTTTAAAATAAAAGATTTTAATTCCTGTTGTTTTATATCGCTATCTTCTACAATAAAATAATCTCCCTTGTTTAGCTTGTTGTCAATTGCATCAAGAACAGTGGGTATATTTGCATGTGCGTCTTCTATAACTAGTTTTACACCAGTCCAATCTTCACTCTTTGGAAACTCTTCCTTATTTAAATTGTTTAGATCAAATTGAAAAAAATTTACTCCGGGGTAATTAATCTTTGGTTTGTCTATATCGTAACTATAAACTTTAGGTTTTAATCCTAATATTTTCATCATATCGGCTAACCAGATGGCGCTACCACCTTTTCCAGAGCCTATTTCTATAATTATATCTGGTTTTAATTCAGTTATTAACATCGAATATATGGCTAAATCAAAAACAGACTTGAAAGCTATATAATTTTTCCAATGAAAAACTGAATGAGTCCCTTGAGATAAAATAACACTCATTTCAGAAGTTCTATTTCCATTAGTTATATTAGAAATTTCTTCTAATCTACTTTGAAAATCAACAAATCTATTTTCTTTAGAATTTAAAAAAGCTCTAAAAGCAGAATGTGCCTGGGAAGAAAAAGCGCCTCCCTTTTTTATTTGATTTATTATAAAATTATCAAAGAAAGAAAAAACATTTCCTTGTTTTTCTATTTTAGAATCAAAATCTTTTAAATTTATCATATTTTATTTTTTAATTCTTCAAGATATTCTTCGTTCTCTTTTTCAATCTCGTCCTTAGTTTTTTTACCAAAGATTTCGTCAAAGTTTTTACGATACAAATCATCAGAGGGTCTAGAAATACCGTCCCACTGTCTACCTTTTTCTTTTTTAGATTTCATAAGGTCCTTTCTTATTAGTATATTTACCACGATTCGTTGGTTTATATTTCATTTTATTATAAACAGACTCTTTAATAAACCCACCATACTCACGTCCAGATCTAGACTTACCATAACTCGTAACTGTAGTTAGTCCAAAGTTAGGTTTCACTTTTATCTTCTTTAGTATCTTGGCTATTTTTTTGTCTTCTTCGGTTTCCATATCCTTTTTTCCGGTCAGAGTATAACATACACCATGACCAACTTGTCAACTTAGTTGACCAATGATTTATAAAAATTAAAAAATTGTAAATGTATTTATCAAACATATTCAAACCACCCTGTAATAATATATTTATCTTCTTTTTCAACTACGTTTCCTCTGTGTGCATGAGTAAAATCAGCCGGCCAAATAAGAGTCAAACTTTTTTTAGGTTGTAATTTTAATTTCTGATACAAAAACTCTGTGTGTCCTCCTTCATCGACTGTGTTTAGATAAGTCATAAAAACTAAAAGTTTATTTACGCTTCCCTCATCTCCATCTCTTTCACAATGCCATCTAAAATAACCATCTCCAGGAGCAGTGTACTTCTGTATTTTTAAATCACTTTTTATGTCCCAAACTTTATTTGTATTATGTAATGTTTTAAATTCATCTACATATTTTTTTACACATTCGTTCAAAGCTTTTAGATAAGGTTTAAGATTTACCAGGTCTGGTTTAACAAACATTTCAATACATTTTTTAATTTTATAATTTACTTGTTTACCGTCTTTGTTGATGCTAGCTCCTTCAACAGCTTGATGTTTATTTAAATTAAAAAACTTTATCAAGTCGTCACAGATTTTATCGTCGATATAGTATCCTCTAACAAAAGTATTTGGTTCATTCATTATTCTAAACTCATAGCTTTTCTATATTCATCAAGATCTACTATCTTGTCGTTCATCACCACACCCTGATAATGTTCGATGATTTGATTTATTTTAGGTAACTTTGTATGAGCCCAAGGCCAGATTAAACAACAAACATAATATGCATCTCTAAATGTACAACGCCATTTGTATTGCATTAAATATTTAGTGCCATCTTTTCTTCGACCTTTTCTAGGTTTATCTACAACAGTGCCAACACCTAATATTTCATGAACCCATCTAACAACGGATTGATCAGTCATAGTTATTTCCATGCTAATACGTTGTGACATAGAAGTTCTATATCCTTTACCGTTGTGTTTCTTTTTCTTTTCCGGTCGTCTAGCAAAATAAATACTACCTTCACCATCGAATAGACCGGCGATGTATGCTCTATCTGTTTCTGGAATCAT